CCTGTAACGACCTCATTGGTGAGGTCTTCTACGGGAACGAAAGAAGCGGGGCTAAGGTCCTCCAAGCTGATGGACTCTGTTCCGTAGCAAGAGGAAGAGTAGGTCTCTTCGCCCTCTACACGCTCAGCGGAAAGAACCCAGTGCACATTATATACTACATCTGTCAAGCTATCGTATGAAGGATAGGCATCAACAGTTTTGCAGTTCCAAGCGAAGGTTGTCATATCGCTTAGGCTTGTGCAGGTTCAACAACTGGTGCAGGTGCATTATCCCAAGCATCTTGAGCCAAGTTGCGGTAGTAAGTACCAACGCCCAATACCTCATCGGCAGAGGGGTCGTTAACTTGCAACACGGTGCGCCAATAAGATGAGGCGATAACTGCGCCATCTTTGGTTACATCGGTGGTCTTGCGTACTTCAATCGTTCCGTCAAGTTTGACGTTGAAGGCCGAAATGTAGATTACTTCTTCAATCATTGTTTTGTTGTTTTATTTTTATACGAAGTAGGTTGCGGTAACGTAGAGTTCGTCTCCTGCTCCAAGCGTTGATGCGTCTAAAGCGAAATTCAAAGATACGTTTCCTACGGAGTGCCAAATAGGAACACTTGATTTTGCGTAGCTTAACGATTGGTCTGAAAGTATAGCTGAACCCGAACCATAACCACTATTAGCAGTAATAATAGTAAATGGTAAAGTTGTCATAGTAAAATATGGCCCAACGGGTGAACTAACTGCTGAAATTACAGCAACACCATTAATAGTAACCTTTCTTCCAATTTTGGTATAAGACCAAGTTGAATAGGTGGGGTCAAGCGTAATTGTTCCCGAAGTAGGCGGAACAAGATAAGCAGTAAAAGTCCCCTCCTCGTAGTCATCAAGGGCGTTGGCTGCTGCGGTGTCCCCGTTGAAGGTTAGGCCGCCTCCTGCGAGAAAACGAGCAACCTCCGTGTTGTTGGTCTTAACGATTAACGGATGGTTTGTAGAAACATTAATTTGTGCGCTTGGAGCCCAAGTTCCCGCTGCGTAGGTAGTGGCAAGAAACATATTAACTGCACCATTCCCCGCAGAAACATTTATGTCTGAAAAGTTGAAAGTGCTTGAGCCATCGCCTTGCGTTGCCAAAGTGTTAGCAATACTCAAACGGGGGAAGGTAGAACCACTACCCGAAGAGGTACTCTTTGCAATTGATAGCGTGTTAGCAGGTGAAGTCGTGCCGATGCCTACATTCCCCGTAGAGGTGATGCGCATTGCTTCACTTCCTGCAACAGTCCAACGAACACCACCATTAACCACGCCAATCATTTGCGCTTGGTCTCCTGCTGATGTTCCACCGAATCCAATGAACGGCTCAAATCCTGCCGTATTAACGGAGGTAAAGTTCATATACGCTTGGCTCGCAGAACTCGTTACATTGACTCCTACGGCTCCACTATCCGAAACGTGCAATTTGGTAGAAGGCGAACTCGTACCAATACCCACATTACCCGCAGAGGTGATGCGCATACGCTCAGTTGCGTTAGCACCGAACAACAAATCACCTGCCACCTCATTCCAAAGTTGCAAGGTGGTATTGTCGTGGAATACATATCCCTTTGGTGAGCCACCAATTTGAAAACCAAGAATAGCACCTCCGCTACCTGCGATGTTAAGGTTGCCACGCCCTGCTGCCGTGTAAGAGTTTGAGGCAGTTCCAACACCTACGGCAGCCGTAGACAAAGAAAGAACCGAATCATTACCCAAGCCATCAGACAGGTATTTAGCCGTACCGCTGATCGTACCGTTGTCAGAAATTTTTAAAAGGGAATCATAAGTATCCTTAATCTCCGTCCCTGTTAATGCTGTACCCATAATCTTTTTCTTATGTTACAAAGTTAATGTTTATTTAGGAAGGATTTGTTGGCGGTGTGGGAGGCTGGCAGTAAGCTGCACTTGGGTTAGCCACGCAGAAAGCTTTGGCGTACTCTTGATCAAGGGTATAACCCATTGAACTCACTCCAACGGGGTTAGGCCATACGAGCGCAGAAGCCCAAGATGCTAAAGGTTCATCGTGCCAAACAACATCTACACTGATCAAAGGAGACGTTACCTCACATACAGGCATCCCTTCTGAATCTGTTCCCCATTGCTCACATAAGTTACCAATGTAGTAGACTACATCTACAAGGGCTGGGTTCCAGCTCTTAACCTCTTCTCCTTCTGGGTTAGTGGTGGTGATTTCAATCTCGGCCTTTGCCGTCTCCCAAGCTGTTGGGGTCTTGAAACCGTATTTTAAAAAGTGCTGGTTACTCATAACTTTACAAAATTAAGACCCTCCCAAGTGTATTTGCTGATTGGGTTGTTATGTTTATAGTTTGCATATACTGCCCTTCGGTCAATAGAGAATTGTTCTTCAATTTCCCATATCTTACCAATAAAGCCAGTAGTCAGTTCTTTAATTAGGGTTGCGTTTTGCTTCTTTAGTTTAGCTGCATTCTCCCAAGAAGACGGGTGCGGAACATATCCTTGCTTAGAGACCTTAACTTTTTTGCAGAATGATTCACTTCGTTTTTTTCCTTTGAACGCTTTAGATATCTTCTTTTTGGCTTCTTCTGAATGCGAATTCAAGTAATTTGGATGGCCCTTTGATTTCTCACTAATCTTACGCTTGGTTTCTTCGGACAGCCTTGTTCCAGTTTTAGCAATACGAATCTTTTCTTTAGTCTCTTCTGAATGAACGCCTCCAAAAAATCCTTCTCCCCCAAGCGTTTTGTTGCACAACAAATCCAAACCAATAGATGCAATAAGATGTTTTTCAATTTCTTTTGCTACTTCAAGACTCAAATCTGTCGCGACAATATCTACAATCTTTCCATACTTATTATATACTTTAGTCCAATGATCGTTTCTCCCCTCGTTGCGATAGGCACGCTTAATGTCGTTACCTATGCCAACATAGAAGATGTCGCGATTAGTTGGTTTCATATGTATATAAACAATAGCCATCTTACAATGTGGTCAGCGAAGCGAGCGAAGCGTTAGAAAGGCGGGTTTTGAATACAAGGGCTTGTTTAATTGGCTCATTTAAATTGAGGTTGTTAGCATTATAACTTCCAACGTACAAACTGTCAAACCCACTCGTTACCGTTCCCGAAGTGTCAACTCCTACCTGTACTCCATTTTTGTAAAATACGAAATCGTTGTTTTTATAGGCAAAGGCTAACTTTTGCACTCCAGTTGTAGCGGTTCCCGAACTTATTGAACATTGTGGAACTCCAGCGGTAACAACCTCAAAAATTAAATTATTTGAGCCATTGATGTAAAAATATGCCTCTGAAGTTAAAGTCGCTGCATTTGGGGAGTTAATCAAAAAAGGCAAACGAGTATCTTGAGAACGCTGAATATCTACTTCAATAAAACAAGTACCTTCGGACTGGCCTAAAAGCGAGCTTATGCCCGTTTTGCTGCACAATTCCTGCCCCCGTGTCAACGCAGCCGAAAGGGTGGGGATGTACGAGGTGGCGTAGGCTCCGACTTCCGCTTGTGCGCCCCATAGGTAAATTCCGCTTGTGCCATCGCCAGCAAAACTGATTGCTGGAGTTGCCGCATTGTTATATACATAAATATTAGGATTTGCTACCCCCGAGGCTGTAATAGTAACCGAAATGCGAATCCATCCGTTACCAAAATCATCAATGCTGTAACCGCTATTGTTTTCGTTACGAAAAACAGCAAGTGTGTCAAGGTTAACACCCACACCACCGCTATGTCCGTCAAACCAAACCAAGAGATTTTTGTACCCGCCTTGTTTTGCAAATACTGAAAGCGTATATGTTCCGCTTGATATTCCTACTGGTTGTATACAAGAGTGAAGGCCATTTGTCGCAGTAGGAACTAAAAAATCAGCATTTGTGTAACCATCGGGTGATGCTATACTATTTGCCGTTACCGCAATGGCTGTTTTAGTCCAAGCCGCATTATCAAACTGCTCCGAGTAGGTTGCCAAGTTCGTCCGTTGTGGCTCAAGCAAAAGCGAAGGGCAAGTAGCCCCACCCGAATAATCCAAACGGGGAAGGTTCGCAACGGGGCCGACTGATACCGCACTTGCCGTTGTATCGTTTACAATATATGCCGTTGGGTAATCTCCATTTTCAATCTGCGGTGCCGTAGCGTACACAGTTGTTGCTGTTCCGCTATTGGAATTAGGGCGGAAATACAAGTTGTTTGCACCAGCGGGAATAACTACCACATAACGCTTGTATCCATTAATAGTCCCAGTGTCTGATATTGTAGTTATAGGTGCTGAACCAGTCCAATATAAGTCCACCGTATTCCAGTCTTTTAGGTAGACTGAAACGGAACGAATGTTAGTATCGTTTGGGAGCTGAACTATAAAACCTTGATTGGTTCCAGTAATAGAAAACGAATATCCAAGCGATGATGAATTTACTGGGTATGTGCCAAGAGATACGGGGCTAACATTGTAAGTAGCAAAAAGCGAACTTGTAGTAAAGGCCGTGCTTTTGTAGTATTGATTTTGGCGCACCTTCTCAATAAGCCCCGAACTATTCACCCGCGTTGCGGTATCGTTTGAGCGTGTGAAATCTAAATCTCCAGAACCATCTACTGGCTTGGCGGAGTACACCTTACTGGTCTTGTATCCAGAAGGAATCATTACTAATGAGGCGTCAGTGTAAAAACTCATAACTTATACGTTTATTGAGAAGAAAGATTTATTAAAGCAGGGAAGGAACAAGTCAATGTTTCCATATTCAACGACATTCCACACATCCGTAGACGTCTCCCAGTCTTGAGCCATTTGGTTCCATACCTTTGTGATAACCGTATTGGTGACGCCATCAAAGCTTGCGCCATCCGCATACATACGATCCAACAAGAATTCAGTATAGTCATATACACTACGAACACCCAAGTAATACAGGGCAGCAGAGAAACAGCTTCCTGCTTCTACCGTACCACCGTCCGCTAATACACGCGCTTCGTAGTCCGAGAAAAATAAGTTTGCTCCCGTCCTCAGAAACTTAGAGGCGGGTTGCTGAATGCTTAGGGATAATCCTAAACTGAGCATTAGGCAATGTACGCGATCACCGTGCCAGCAGATACGCTGACAGCGCTGAACAATCCATAAACGACAGTGCCAGCAATCATAGCTTCAGCAGAAAGGTTATCACCCGCTTCAGAAGTAGTAGTGATAACAGCATCGTTTACAACCACAATAGCGCGGTAGTACTCGTCTGCTACAGGGCTGAAGCCTGATGTGATTTTACGAAAACCCTTCTGACCAAGTGCTTGCAGTTGGTAATTAGCGGGGTTGCTTACGTTTGAGTAGCTCATTTGTCAAAGGTTAAAGGTTCAAGGTGCAATGCTACGCACCACAAAAGTAGTTATTTATTCAATATGATATCGACGATGTCTGTCTCCTCCTCAAGCTCTGGACGCTCACCCTTGCGCTGGGAGATAAGCTTGGACTGCTGGACAGCTTGCTTTTTAACGCGGTCGTCCTTGCGATCCTCTTTCTCCTTCTCAAGGTTTTGCTTTACACCAGACTCAATCTGCTGTTCTGCAACGCCGTAGCGACCCTTAAGGTCTTCAAGCTGCATCTTAAGCTGGTACTCCAGTTGCATAAGCTGTGCCTTTGCTTGGGATTCCAACTGAATCTTCTGAGCCTCCAGCTGAGCTCTCATCTGCTCTTCCTGCATCTTACCCTGTGAGGTAGCCATAGCAGTCTGCTGGTTCATCTGAGCCTGCATCTGTGAGTTCTGAGAGGCAATCTCTTGCTGTTGTTTGATACGCTTCTTACGGCGCACCACAAGAAGGCGCTCCGCTTGGTCGATATCTTTTAGCTGTCGGATAGCGATAGCGTCCTCCAAGTCAATCTCTCTCTGAGACAGAGCTACCTGAATGTTCTGCTCCAAGTAAGCGCGGTCTACCTCGTTCATATCGCTGACGACACGTACCCCGAAGTTGTACATCGGAAGGTTAGAGAAAGAGCTAAGCACCTTCATATTCTCCTTGCCGATAGCGTTCTCATAGGCTTGGAACAGAATACTCTTAGGAGGCACGATTTGAAGGCATTTAACGATGTCTTCGCACACTCGGCGGTAAAGTACCAACGAAGCGTTAGTAATGTCGTAGAGGGCGTTATTTGCAGCTGCAAGGGCTTGTTGACGCACACCTACCAACTGCTCTCCTTTGGGAGACGTTCCATCCATCACCTCGTTGATTCCCGTAGCGTCACGGATCATACGCAGGTAGTGGTTGTACAGGGCGATGAGCTCATTGATATTGCGGATGCTATTATCAAGCGGACGCACAGGTGGATTTTGGAATCCTCCCTCTGGGTTCTTACTGCGATAATAGAAGACACCCGTTTGTTCGTAGATGTCCTGAATATCAAGCGGTTGCAACTCTCCACCCCGACCGAGCTGTACATTCTCAAGTCCCTCGATGTCGACAAGGAGTCCGTCAGGCTTCGCTTTAGCTATCGCTTGCTGAATCTTTAGGTGCGAAAGTTGAAGCTGGTCAGCAAATCCAATGACTCCAGAGACCATACTTTTTGGAATCATCCGACGGATATTGGTTGCAACGGCGCTATAGCTCATACGTGTACGGCTGAGGTCGTGTACGTTTTTAGGTACATTCTTCTTTAGTCCGTAGTTGTAGATGTAGTTGGTTCCAATAATAAACGTACCTCCGTAGAGCGTAGCATTCTGCATATATATAGCCTCGCGGTCATATACGCTATTACTTGGTGCGTTGTACTTAGTGCCCTTGTAGTAGAAACCGATGTTTCCGTAGGCGCTTGTTTTTTTCTCAAAGATGACGTTGTCTACGCTGACAAACTCAAAGTCCATTATGTTTACGGTGTACTCATCGTATCCGTAGTTATAACGATCGAGGTTGTTGTCGTAGCTTGTATTGTCAAAACGGTTGGGGTTATTGCCGTAGCGGTTCATCACCGTGCGGGCCATATTCTTGTACTCCTCTTCGGTAAACTGATCGCCAGCAATACGCTTTAATTCAGAGATAGACAGACGCTGAATGTGACCAGCGTATACGATATCGGAGAAGTTCGGGTCGTCAGTGTAACTATGCACAAAGTAAGCGGGGTCAACGTATTTGGTGACAATGCCATAGTTAGGGTCGTTTTCACGTTTGACAACAGCCATACCAACAGTAACGAGGTCTTCTACGTTACGGCGATAGATACGCTCATCAAAGTCATTCCAAGACAAAGTGAGACGAGTAGCAATCTGAGAAGCTATCTCTGCTGCTGTTTTAATGTTTGAGTCAAGGAAGATTTCCGCTTCCTCTGTTGTATCGGGAAGGGATTCTACATCAACGTCTACCTGTAGACCTAATTCTTTTGCTTCTTGAAACTGTTGTTTGTTTTCGATGGCAAACTTAAGCTTGGCTTTTTGTTGGTCTTTTTCCGTTTGAGAGATTGGATCAATAGCCTCGACGTTTGGATACATCTTGGCTGAGAGAATTTTGTTCGTTACAATCTTTACAAACTTTGGGACAATAGGAACAGGAGTCCAATCCAGAGACAGTAGAGCGCCGTCACCGTTGTTAGGGTCCAGCGATGTAAGAATTTGCTTATAGATTGAAGTGTCTTGCGTTCCATTAGCATAATCACGTGAAATTTCAAATTCCCGCCAGCGTTTCGCATACAGGGAGCCATCAATTTCCACACCTCCCCATTGGGAGTAGATCGCCTTAGCATACTGAAGCCCATACTGCTTTGACAGTTTTTTTGCTTGGTCTGCTAACGGATCTGGGAAAATAGACTCGTAATTTGATGATTTTCCAGTATAGTCCATTCCGTAGTAGATACTTTATGGACAAAGATACAAATAACAATCAGCGAGTGATTGAGCGTACCTTCCTGAAAAACACCTTGCTATCGAAGTCGGATTTAGGTTTTTGTTTTACTTGTTTTTGGGCAGCTAAAAGAGCCAGACCGCTTGAGATGGACAAGTCAAATTTTGTACGATCGTCTATCTTAAAGTTGATCCAGTCCTCCAGTGTTCTATTAAAATATATCTTTCCATACTCGCCTGTATTGTTGTTCACTCCCACGTGGTCGTGGATGTAAGCCTCAATAGCTTGGGCGTGAGCTTGGATAATGTCTTGAGAGTTAGATGGTATACCCTTTGTCTTGACCTTTACGTGCGTTGTTCCAGCACCAAGATGTTCTGGTCTATCCATCAGATATCCATCGTAATTACGGGACTCGAAGTATCTGGCAATGCCGTACTTGTTATTCTCTATAAGGATAGGATATCCGTAGAAGACAGCAGCCATCAATACGTCTTCGTAAAAGATTTTTGCCAAAGGTGGACGGGATGCATACTCAGCAACAAACATATTGCTTGGATGCTCCATATTAAACTTATTGAAGATATGGCACGCACCCTTTGAGGAGCGGTAGTCTACAGTAGTATCAATATCATAAGAGTCAACGCCGCCACATCCATAAAGACTATTAGGAGCAACACGCTTCCCGTACTCTTCTTTCCTCTGATTGCGCATATCAGCTGGAGGTAGCCACGCAATACGCCACCGCCCATTCGGGTCGGGTCGGAACACAACCTCTGTATCCTGTTCTCCATTCTTCCAAACAAAGTTCCCAATAACAACAGGATTTGGATACAGATCGTCGTTATACTGAACCTGCTCGTATATCTTTTGAATATTGAATAGACTGCTTTTTGTAGAGTCCCTAAATGCTTCATCCTCCGTAAAGGGAAACTGCCTAATAATTTCATTAAGTTCGTAGCTGTTGTGTTGTTGGCCCTTTCGTTCGTTCTTGAGGAATGTCTTTGCTCCTATATCAGTAAATGTGCCATCCTCAGTTAAGACGGGTTTCTCTGGGTCCTCTATAATAGGATTACCGTATGGGTCAAAAAATCCTTCCAGTGCTTCGTATGCTGGAATGAAGATAGCATAAAGTCCGCTCTTTGTGCGACCGTTTTCGTTGCGGTCTCTGGGGTC